GCACCAGCTAAGACCTTGCCGCTTGTGACTGCATTTGCCGCAATTTTGTCCGAAGTTACAGCATTGTCTTGTAGCTGGGATGCACTAATTGCATCGTCCGCTATAACTCTTGATGTTATCTTAGTGTTTGCCATATTAACTCTCTAATTCTTTTACCCTTGCTTCTAGTTCTTGTATAGCTTTAAACAACATAGGTATCATTCTTGTTGTTGACATAGATCTAAAGTCATTAACTTCTTTGTTATTTATATATCCTACTCCAGTTTTTACATATTGAGGTGCTACTTTTTCTACTTCTTGTGCTATAAAACCATAATTAATTATGTCAGAATCTGCTCCAAGTCTTTTATTGCCCTCATGATCTTCTGAAGTATCATTATATTTAAAAGTTACTGGTCTTAGTTGTTTTACTATTTCCAAGCCATCGCCTAAATCTGTAATATCGGTTTTAACTCTTTCGTCAGACAGAGAGGATACTGAGCCATCATTTGTAAAAAAATCTCCGCTTGGAGAATCTACTTTAGCTTGTACAGAAACTCCAACACCAGTTTTTACTACAAGAAAACTTAAGTCTAAATTAGTTGCACCACAAAGAAGGTTTCCTGTTCCCGGCTCATAAGAACCATTACCACCTTCAAATTTACTTCCAGAACCACCTGTGCCCATATAAACATTTTTACTTCTTATATAGCCTCCTTGTACATCAAGGTTTGTTCCTGATGTTGGAGTAGCTGTACCAATTCCAACTCGTCCTGAGCTGTCAATCCTCATTCTTAAGGTAGGATTATTTGCACCGTTTGCAGTTCCAAAATCTAATTGCGTAGAGCCACCGCTTATATGAGTACCTTGCATATAGGCATAATGCTTGTCATCTCCACCAATAAGCAAGGTTGATGAGCCACCGTCATTACCTGCAGTACCACTTAATATTGCTAATTTTGCAGCAGTTATTGCACCACCATAGCCTGTGCCTGGAGCGTTAGTTCCAATACCAACTCTTCCTGAGCTGTCAATCCTCATGCGTTCATCAAGACCGCTACCTGTTTTAAACCTAATTTTATCGTTTGCACCTACAGAGTTTTGGTCTATCCGCATAAAATCATTAGAAGCATCTTCTAGTTTTATTGCAGCATCGCCTGAAGAAACTTCGACATGTATCTTTTCATCTACAGTTGTAGCACCTATACCTACATTTCCTGAACTGTTAGTGCCTATAAGAGTGCTTGTATAGTTAGGCAAAGTAACGTCTACATTTCCTGAAAAATCTGCGTGTGCGGGAGCTTTTAATTTTACTCTGTGTGCGTTATTTACTTCACAATAAAAATCAACCGCAGCAACACTACCAGTGCCTGTGTTTATTTTTACTAAGCCATCTGAAACTGTTACTCCTCCTGTGGAGCCATTACCGTCTGTTATAGTTTCATTTGTAAATGAAACAACTTCTCCGCTACTAATACTTATAGCTGTCGCGTCAGCACTTGAAGTGATACCGGCTACTCCACCAGCTTCATCTGCAAAAGATAAATTACCAGACCCATCAGTTTTTATTATCTGTCCGTTAGAACCATCAGCTGCTGGTAAGACCCAGATTTGATTACCTGTTAAGGCAGGAGCTTCAAAACCTACATAGTTAGATCCTTCGTAGAACCTTAGTTCATTGTTGTTACCACCAATCTCTAAATGCCCACCAGTAGTAACATCACTGGTAAAAGTAACTTTTTCATTAGAATCAATAGTGATTGCTGTAGCGTCTGCACTCGTGCTAATTGACGTGGCTGATTCTAAAACATCAGACACCAAAGATTTTTTTAATGCACTGTCTGTAGCATCGAAGATCATAAAATGATCCGCACCTACAGCTGTAACCTGTGTTAGGCCTGACACGAAAGATGCCGGTAAGGTGTTTACTTCTGTTTGAGTAAAGGTCATGACCTCTAAGATTGCACCGTTTGCTGGTGCGGTATCCATGGTTAAAGTTGTACCGCTTACTGCATAGTCTGTTTTTTGTTGGTAAACACCGTCTAAAAACACCTGTGTATTGTTTTCATGTATTGGGGAAAGACCAAGCGTAAAAGCTGTGGTGCTTCCATTACAAGTAAATTGATTGTGAGTAAGATTATTGCCTGAAACTAACGATGCTACATGATAAACAATTATTTTACGGCTGTTAGCAGGTGCAACATCTAAAGTAAGTGTAGTTCCTGAAAGAGTAAAGTCTCCCGGGTTTTGATAAACACCTTCAATAAATACAATTAAATTATCTTCACTTGCTGGTGCAACACTAAGCGTAAATGCGGTTGCAGATCCGTTGCCAGTAAAAGTATCAACGGTTAATGTAGAAGAAACTTCAGTCTTGACATCATCTAATAAAGCCGCAACGATCCTTAGTTCTGCTTTATCTCCAGAACTAAATGCTCGTGCAGTTGTATTATCATGTCCCCGAACCACGGTCAGGGTATTACCACTTCTTGCTGTTACCTTTACAATCTCCTTATTAGTAGTGTCGTCAAAGGTTACATAGAAGTGATCACTACCTGTTATGGTAGGAAAAACAGAACCATCTGTTACAGCGATACTCGTGGCGCTGCTATTGATTCCTGCGGCAAGAGTTGTCGCTGCGTTGTTGGTAAACTTAACAGCCATTAGCTAACTCCTTTAAAATTAACTAACTGTTACAGTCCAAGTAATTGTCATTGAGTCAGACGAACCCTTATTTACAACTGAAAACACAGTTCTACAAAGTAAAGTACCTGAAGAAGAGGCATTTAAAATACCAGCTTCAGTTACAGCACCTGTACCAGTGCCTGCAGCAAAAGTAGCTGTGTAAGTCACAACAGCATTTGATACAGCAGTACTAGTTAATGCAACACGACCTAGTTCACTTCCTAAAGCGGAATTACCAGCTGCAGCTGCAGTAGAACCACTTCCAATAGCCATGTGTGACATAGCAGTTGCGGAAGCGTCTTTCATTCTAGAGGCAACATATCCTTTTCCATCAGTAACCACAAGGTTATCGACTTCTTGGACAGTCTCTCCATTAAGAGCAATTTTTAACTTACCTGTAAGTTTTAAACCGTCGTTTATCATAAAATTTCTCCAATTTTAGTTTAATACACTAGTGTTAAATGCAGAGGTGTTAAGAACACTACTTGATCCAGAGATCAACACTACATTTATCGACTCTGTTATTGTAGCACTATCTGATAAAGATTTGCCAAGACTATGCGCCAAACTTTCTGATATAGAAGTGCTGTCTAAAATAATACTTCCAGCCCCAGAAACAAGAACATCAGCTAAACTTATAGTCTCACTAAAGGATGTTGAGAAGGAATAAGCAAGGCTTTCTGTTATTGTAGGGGTATCTGCAGCAGTAGTTGAGAAAGCAATTGTGGGATCGCTATCGCCTACCCCCACAACATTTCCTTTATTAATAAGGACATCTGTTCTTAAATCATCTGAAGGGCTTGCTACGTCATCAAGTGCATAACTATCTGAAAAAGCCCGTACAAACGTAGCTACACGACTAAAAGATTCGGACACTACCACAGATTCAAGACCTTGCACGGTAATTGCACCCCCCATACCACTATGATTTGCACAATAATAATGTAGGCTGCTTGGTGTAGATCCAGTCACTTGTATCTCTACATAAGCACCAGAAGACCCTGGTGTGCCACTTACAGTCACATTAGTTGTATATGCAGAACCCCCACCATGTGAACCATTCGCTGTTTCTGAAAACCTTAATGGGTGTCCGCTTACGCTTGAATCAGACAAGTCGAATCTGTATGTTTTACCTACATCTAACGTTAGTGCTGGTGCTCTTGAGCCATCAATATAAAAATAATTATATCCATAGTAACTTGCTACCGTGACTGTATAAGTAACAGTGCCACCTGCGGGTATCGGTTTATCTACAGCTAATGCCTTTGCCTCAGATATAGTTGCTGTTTCAGAGTGCGGCACACTAAGACTAAATGCTGGCGCATCAGATACCGATAGAGTATCGCTTTTAGCAGGGTTTATTCCTAGAATTTGTGCATCACTAAAAGATAAAGTATCGCTCTTTGCTGGTTCAATACTTAATACAGCGGCTTCACTTAATGCGCTACTATCACTAAACGCTGTACTAAAAGCAATCGCTGGTGAGTCGCTGAGAGTAGGAGTATCACTAAAGGCCCTAACAAAGTCTACTACTTTAGTAAGAGATTCAGAGATGCTTACTGTGTCTGATTTACCACTAGCAAAAGCAAGTGCTGTTTCTTCTGCTATAGCAATCGTTTCTGTTTTAGTAGTTACAAAAGTTAAAGCTGGGGCGTCTGCTAGGGTGACTGTCTCTGCGTTAGGTGAGTTGTATTGTGCGGTAAAATACCTGTTTAGAGTGTCAGCATCTACATTTAATTCTGCGGCTACAAGTTGTTGAAAAGCTACGACCTGTTTAAGATCTATAGAATCTACAGTAGCTTTTAGGTGTTGAAATAAATTTACAGACTCAGTAGAGTCTGTTTGAATTATCAGCCGTAGCTGTTGATAGTCTACGGTAAACTTGAACGCCATTAATCAAAATCGTCACGAACTTTAAACTTAACTAGGTCTTGTACTGTTTGGATGTTGCCATCAGACTTAGTAAACTCTAGCTCTCCTTCAAAAGTACCTGCTTTTGTCCAAGTCCCTGACGGAAATATTAACGTACACGTGCCAGAAGACGGCGCGGATAAAGTAGCAGTTATTGTCTTTAAGACTGTAGTAGAACCTACTTCTCTAATCCTTAATTTGACAGCCCCACCTGTTAAATTTATAGGAGCCCATGTTGAACTATCTTCTACGTCCAACGTGGCTCCAGAAGCTGCGGTATTACTGTCTTTTAAATTAAAAGTAAGTTCCGGTAATGTGTCCCCTACTACTAACTTTATTGTGTCTGAATATGCCATAATTTATTCTACCATATTAATTTTCTCTCAAGTTAAACTTGGAGGTGTTTAGCTGACTGTACGCTGGTACAAAGTCAAAGAAATCTGTATCTAAAGTCATTACGTCCCAAGCCCTTTCGGCGGTTGGTCCTGCTATAGGAATAAAGAAAGGATTGCCGTATCTTTTATCTTCCATAAATAAAGGCAAGGCTAGTGCGTAAGGGCCCAATGCCCCCGATCTATCTACTACCTCAGACCAGTACTCTCCGCTAGACATAGATCTAGAAGCCCTGTAATCAGTATCTTGTGGAGACACGCCAGGTAACAACCAAGACAGCCCTATCTTAAATCTTTCTCTTAAATCCCAACCTAACATAGTTAGGGGTAGTAAAAGTGCTGCACCAAATAGTAAAGGGGCTACAGCTGCGGATATTCTGT